CGCTTAATTTTTTAATAATACGTCAGTTACGTTGTTAGCTTTATCATAGCTAACATTTCTCATAAACGCAATATTATCGATAAACTTCTTTACCTTATCAAAACTTTGTCCGTAAAGTTGAAAAATCGCCTCTGCTTTCTTTCCTTCAGTATCGAATTCATAAAGTTGAGGTGATGTCATAAATCTAATGATTAAATTAGATTTATAATCATCAACAATATTACCTATATTACTTAATGCGGAAACGTATGATTCGTAATCAAGACCAACTATTTGTAGGTTCCACCCGTCTCTACTTAACGGCCAAGTTGCAAATTCACTTTGTAATTCTGTAACTGCTCCGTCATATAAATCTGTCGGTATTCTAAACGCTGCAGTATATTTTGGTGTTGATTCTCTATCTAATAATACAGTTTCTAATTCATCAAGACTATTGAAAAATTCTTCAGTTACACCATTATTTGGTCTAATTAAATAATTGTCAGTGTATATTGAATATCCACCGAAACAATATCCTTTTACTTTTAATGTAATAAAACCATCATTATCAGGTTCTTCGTATGAAACAATTTCATATGTTGAACCACTGAGGTTATCTACCACATATTTTGTATATGATGAATAAAAATCTCTATATGAATTAGTTGATTGTAAAACTTCGACCCCTTGAGGTCTTTGAATAACAATATCAAATGGGTTATAAATTAAAGATTTTTTAAACTGAAATTGTGTGGTGTTTGAAATTGAGTCGTAACCAAGAGTTGCTCCCGTTAATACCGCACTAACATTTGTAGATGAAACCGGTGAGTCGACGTCAACTAATAACGCTGCGGGAAAGCTTTCAATAATGTTCCCCACCGCACCATTTAATCTTGTTGATAAGGAACCAAATAAAGATTTCGATGCATCATTTTTAGAATTATGAAATTTAATTTTTTTACTTCTATCAGATGAATTAATACCTGTAGAATTATTATCATAAATTGAATTTGTTTCTTCTTTTAATGTGTCTAAAGTAAGGAAATCAGAAAATGGTTGTGTGTGAAAGGTCTTACTATCTTTTTCAGGAATTACCCTATCAATAAGGAATTGAGTATTGGCCAATTGACTAGAACCATCAGTTATTTGTAAACCGATGAGCTTGTCATTGAACGTTTCACCACCACTAGCCGCCTGATATGGGACCTTTCTTGTTATTTTAGCCATTATTGAGTTATAACATCAAAATTTAATGTTTCGTCGATATTATCATTCTTCTCTCTTATTTCGTATAGTGTCTCGTTAATATCGTCTTTAATTTCGTATAAGTTAAACTGCTTATAGATATTATTATTTTGGTCATAAATCGTGTAAATTCCATCAACAACCGACTTACTTTGATTACCGTAAAGTGCGTGTGCCAATGTTGTTGCATCGTGTTCTACCATTTCAACTTCTAACATAACAGGATTAAAATGTGTATTTGTTAGAATGATATTTTGATTTGGTTGACCAATAAATGGTATGGTATTAGGTCTACTAGACGGTGAAGAGCTTGGTGTTAATGTCAAAAACATTAAGTTTGTTGTTATATCAGAATATCTGTATCTAATTGCTTTTTGTGATGAATTTGTTAAATTCGATAATACCGGTTCACAGTAAAAAGATGAGGTAACAATTCTAAAAAAATTAGGAATCTTAGCACCTGAATCATCCAAGTACTCAACTCGGTAACCTACTAAACCTTGGGGTGTGAATTTGTTAGTGTCACCAGCGTCGATTTGGGAAATGTCAATAATCAATCCTCTAACCGATGGTAATGATGACAATACGCCACAATCAGAAACAACTGTTCTGATTTGTTTTGGTCTCAAGTATAATGTATATATACCCAACTCAGAGAATCTTGATGATTCTAGTTTTAGGTTATACATACCACCCAATAGTTCAGTGCCTGAATTACCACCTGTTGAATCATTGTGGAATACAGGTGTTAATATATCTTGTGAGTTATCTATCTTCTCAAATTGAACTTCTGTACTAGCGGTTCTACCCGAAACGAAGTGATAATATATATCAACATCGGCCGGTGAAACGTCCGCAGGTCTTATAGTTCCGTAACTTCCTACTGCCATCTTTTATTATTTATCTATAAATATAATTTTTATTGTTTTCGTACTTTAAAATATCCATTTCCATAAACATCTAATTCTCCTGTGTTGTCCATTTCGGTCAATCTGAAGTTTCTTTCCATAACTCCCATCTGTCCTCTTTCAACAAAAACATCTGAAAAAATTTGTGGGTCGTCCACAAATCCTAAAAAATGTTCATTTCTTGTAATCATTCCATTGTAGATTTCGTCTTGGAAAAATGTTTGTGTGGTTCCTGAAGTCACTCCTGATATGTGTGTATACCCATCTTCGTAATCTCTATAAACCAAACCATCAATTGTATATCCTGAATATTCTGAAGTAACCGTTACCCCTGTGTAACCCGCATTTGTTCCATATAATTTTTTCTCGTCAATTCTACTTTTACCAATACCCAAAAAGGTAACCGTAGTACTGTTAGTGGCACCTGTTAAGGTTCTATAGTCTTGTAAATAAGTTTGTCCCGTATAAATTGGTGGTTCAGTATATGGAATTTGAAATGTTAGTTCTCCTAAATCGGTAGGGTATCCAAAAGATTGAACAAAAGGTATTTCTATTGTCTTTTTTACCTTTCTAACGTCCCAAGGAGAATTTACAGTAACTTCAATAACATATGTTCCATTACTTGAATACGTGTGTGATGCACTTGGTAAACTCACGTTGTCGATATTCATAACCGGCATTGTAAGTGTACTTGTTGCACCGTCTCCCCATTTAACTGTAAAGATTGCATCAATTAATGCACCATATCTTGTTGTGTTTACGGTATTGTAAATGGTAACTGTACTTGAGGTTCCCTTATATGTGAAATTACATATCTGTTGTGTTTGACTAATATCACCATCAAACCCAATCATAATTCCCAAATCCTTAATACTTTGTTCTAAAAATAGTGGTAAATTAAAAGTTTGACCTGTTGTGGTTTTTAATATGGTATGTGTTACTTTATTCATTATCCTCCAGATACTATTTCATAAAATTTTATGGGGTCTCCCGATTCACCAATTCTGGTTCCTGTGGTTCCTGAATATCTAAACACCTGATAAGAATAATCCGTCCTGTCTATGGTTACCTTATAATATAAATCTCTATACTCTAAAACTGAAGCGTTAGTTGCCAATGATGTGTTTGAAAAGTTTAAAACTGTTCCATCTTCACCATTAAAAAATCTAGCTGTCATATAGAATGTTGTTCCTGTTAACATAGTTCCTCTGAACGCGTCGTCGTCTTGGAACCAAAACAGGTACATATTTTCTTTATTTCTGTAATTTGAACCGTTGAATATTGGTACACTTATATAATCATTGAATCCTGTGTAAAAAACTTTCTCACCTAACGGTAATGAAAGATTTTTAGCAAAAACTAATTTTCTATTTGTTCTGTCGGGATTTTCTCCGTCAGGAACGATAAAAAATTCCAATCTAAAAAACGATTTAGTTGTGTGAATTAATTGTTGTGCATTTTCCTTATGGTCAATACCAATTAAGGAATAGTCTAACCCACCACTATGTGTTCCACTTTGATTATAGAAATAAAAATAAAACCAAATGTCTGATTGAGTGTCGGTAGAATGTGATGTGATGCCAGAATAAGGTTTATGTATAAACCTCATAGTTTCGTAATTATCAACCGGATTAATGATTGTCCTTACTGTTTCATTTTCAAATTGTTCTAACGCATCTTCTCTTCCTAAATCAGGTTTAAAGTTGGTTTCTAAATTAAAAAATATATTATCTCTAATGTTTTTTAAAACTTTCATTAACAATTTTTACTTGTGTTTGAATTATTTCTATCTAATCTGTTATTTTTATTATTATATCTATTGATAAATGCGTTAAAATCAAAAATACCGTCAGCTTTATGTTGGTAATTTTTTTCATTTCTCATATAGAAATTAATATCGTTCCTAACATAGTGTGTGTTGTTAAGAAACGGATAGTCTACACCGAATCCTAAGTCGTCTGAATATCCATAATCGTACACATCTCTCCATTTCCACACATTCTCAAACGGGAAGTATCTTGCGTTTTGTGGTAGATTTTCAATATCGGGTGTTGATGATGTTTCAATATAAGGAGATAGTTCTCTAATTTTAACTCGATAATGTGGTTGATATAACACTCCGTACATATTTGTTGAGGTTGCTCCTGAAAACCCTTCGACTGTAACTGATTGGTTAAAATTGAAAATGTTTGTTGGGTTTGTTAACCTATACATTGATTCTGAAATAACTCTTTCCTTTATTGTCGATGGATTATACTCTATAAATGCACCTGTTAATACTGTACCAACAGGTATTGTATTTCCACTAGTGAATGTGATTCCACTTTTAGTAAATGATGTACCTAATCCTAAACCAGACTCATACGGTGGTTGAGTTTTATTTGAACCGTTAAAATGATTATCAATCCAAGTATTATGTAAATTAAATTTCCAACCTACCTTTGGTGGATAGTCAAAATAACCATTACCATTTCTAAATAATATTGTTACATATAAATCTGTAGGTTCATAATTTAAATTGTTGGTTAGTCCTGTTAAAACGAATGGTTCTTTAAAATCATAAAGAACTGATTCCATTCTATTTCTTTCAACCAACACATCGTTAGCTCCTGATATGTTTTCAAAAACTAATTTTCTTTCGTCTTCAAATATTGGACTTTCAAATCCTGCCTTATCTAAAATGTAATCCGCAGAATTAGTTGCCGTTTTATGTTTATGTACATAGTAAGTTGATGTTGTTCCTGAAATGTTTTTGGTATCGATGCATCTTTTACCTGTAATTAAAGTATTATTAAATGTTGTAGTGCCTGATGGTATTTGAGATTTTAAAATATCTAAAACATATAATTCAGAATTATAATATTCATTACCAATTGAATTTATATAATATGGATATCCATTTAATATAATAAATTCACCTTCACTCATTCCGTGGTCAACAGGACTTGTTAATCTATAACTTGCATTGTTGTCAGTAATTCTAAATGGTATACCATTACCACTAACAAAACTTAATATTGTATTTCCCGATAAAGTATACTTCATCGGATAGTTTTCATCGTGGTCGTACACATATGATACGTGAATGTTCCAATTGTGATATGGAGCATTCATTGGTGTAATCAATTGATGACTTATGTCTCCTGTCTTTGTTACGGTGATTCCTGTAAATGTACTTAAGTCTGAAACATCTATATCGTTAGGTTTTTCTCTGTACACATCATTTCTTAAAAACGCGAATTCGTTATATGGTAAGTAACCATCGAATTCTCCGTCATCACCATCACCAACTAGTGCTAACTCTTCAGACAATGGAAGATAACTTGATAATCCGCTGTACATATTTCTGAACACCATCTTTATTTTACCATACAACTTATATCTTTTACTATCATTTCTTTCTTGACCAAATAATTCATTAATATCTAAAATAATATCTCTATCATCATTAGTTAATAAACTCTTACCTTCCTCAAAATTAACTTGAAGGATTTGGTCTTCGGAAGATGCTTTGTGAAACCTTTTTTCGGGTAATATAATTTTTCTCTTTTCCATTACGTTAAGTCTGTTGATTTAAATGCACCCTTAGGTCCAAACCTATCAATAAATTTATCGAGACCAGTTTTACCAGGTTTTAATCCAAAGTGAAACATAAATGGAGTTGATAGGATTTGTTTATTTCCACTATAATAATCTTGTGTTCTTCTAATGAAGAAATCTGTAGATGTTGTCCAAGGAATTCCATCCCAAGTTCCGGCGTTACCATAACGAGTATATAAAGTTCCTGAAGATGGATTAGCCAATGTTCCTGAAGTTACTTGTAAAACAGTATATCCTGGATATTGTGAATCGTATTGATGATATTCGTTTCCTGTGATTCCTGAAATAACAGCGTCGTAAGCAAACCCTTCATCGTCAACAACATTAAGTGTTGATACTGAGGTTCCTGTAAAATCATAAGTTATTGGTAATAGCAAATATTTGTCTGATGAATCATCAGTGGTTCCTGTCACATTATATGCATATGTCATACCTTGTAAAGGTTGTACTTGAACATTTGAAATGTCCCAAGATTGGTCATCAAGAGTTTCGGTATTATATGAACCAAATCCTGTACCTTTTTTATCCCATAAGAAAAATGGTACCGGTTGTGATGATTCAGTTAATCGACCTTGGATTTGTGTTACTCCATCATTCGCGATATGTGTTGGTTCATTTAAACAAGCTCTTACTCTTTCACCATCTTCGGAAAATTCCATAGTGATTGGTAGTGGTCCCCAAACTCCGTTTCTTTTAAAAACATCAGGGTATAATTCAGGGTCTAATATTTGGTAACTATATCCAATATATTTTGGGCTTTGTAAATCAAACTTTTCTATACCCACTTCATTGTTAATTGATATTAATTGTAACAAATCTC